GTACGAAGTCTCCATTGTGTTCCACAAGGATGTCTTCCACTCGGTCATTCCGGCCCCGATCACCAGCCCCGGCGGAAGCACGGCGTTTGATCCAGTCTCCTATCGTGGTGAGTTTAAATGGCTCAACATCCGCGATAAAGATGAGAATCCAGACGGCACTATCGGATACTTCCGTGGCGTCCTCTCGGCTGGCTCCAAGCCCATCCGTCCGGAGTGGGGTTATGCGATCATGCATACCCGCTGCGGTAACAGCTTGGTTAGCGCGCAGCTTGTCGGTTGCTCCTAATCAGTAATCATTGGTGGGGGAGAGGATAGCCTAAAAGCAATTCCTCTCCCCCAACCCAATAGAAATGGAATTAGTAATTGCAGTCGCCCCAGCCCAAATGGGCGAAGGTAAAAAATGCGGTTGTGGAGATAAAAATATGGACGAAAAAACTATCGAATTTATGGCTCCGGAAGGTATGGAAATGCCCGAAGGTTTGAACCCCGGCGACACCTTTGAGGCTATGGCCACGGTTCAACTTGGTGAAGAGGGTAAACTTAACCTCACTGCCCTTGACGGCATGACCCTCGGCGGTATGGAAGAAGAGGCCGACGAGGAAGAAGAAGCTGGAGAAGCTGAAGAAATGGTTGCCGAAGGAAATATGTCTGAAGGCGGATTCCTCGACGCTGTGGAACGCAGGGCTTCTTCTAAAAATACTATGGCGTAACTTGCCGTGGCTGACTACCCGTACATTGTTGACAATGTAATCCATCCGGTCGGAGATGATTGGGCCGCAACCGTTCGCATTAATGATGTGAATGGGGACCCCAAAAACCTTACCGGATGGGTTTTTTGGGTTACAATTACAAAAGATTTGTCTTGGAGCGATGACGAAGCTTATATCCACAAATCTTTCATACCCAGTTACCCGTTGTCCGGAGCAATAACGGTATCAATTAGTGCTGACCAGCTTACGATTCCCGGACGTTATTATAGAGGTATTAAAGTTAAATCGGCTTCCGGCACTCGAACGACTCTCGTCTCGGGAGTTTTTGATCTGGTGTCGGTCCCGACCAAAACTTTGTGAACACTAAGATTTACGAAATAGCCTACGACGAAACACTGACCGTTGAGGGGACAGTGGCGGCACAACTCGTATCTTATGATGTAGTTTTTTCGGACCAAGGACCCGCTGGTCCCGCTGGTGCTGCGGGTGCTGCGGGTACTCCGGGTCAACAAGCCAACATCAACTACACAGTAGTCACCGCCAACCAGACGCTGACTAACTCGCAGAATATCGCTGCCGATACATCTGGTGGTAGCTTTACTCTGACTTTGCCAGCAAGCCCGAATGCAGGAGACTCTATCGACATATTCGACTACGCCAATACGTTTGATACCAATCCGCTGACCATTGGGCGTAATGGACAACCCATAGAGTCTCTGGCCGAAAACCTCACAGCTAACGTCGAGGGGGCCTACTTCACCCTGATCTATACGGGATCAACCCGTGGATGGCAGATTCTCCCTCGCTACGGAGTAAGTGGAATCGAGGATGTTCTTTCGGCACAGGGCGACATGCTTTATCGCGGGGCTTCCTCAGAAACCCGACTCCCTATTGGCACAGCGGGACAGGTGCTTAAAGTAAATAGCGGAGCGACAGCCCCCGAATGGGGGGCAGTGTCGATTCCATCTGGAAGCATTTCTGTCACTGGTAGCGATTTAACGCTGTCTGGAGCAACTGGCACTGCTATTACCAATGCCACATTGGCCAGTAGTGGAGTTGTGGCTGGAACCTATACTAAAGTCACCGTTGATGCAAAAGGACGGGCAACCGTTGGAGCTTCCGCGACCCCGACAGATATCGGAGCAGTCCCGACATCCCGAACCGTTAGTAGCGGGACAGGATTGACGGGTGGGGGAGACCTCACGGCCAACAGGACTCTGGCAGTAAGTTACGGAACCACGGCAGGGACGGCGACACAGGGCAACGACTCCCGTATTGTTAACATCCTCAAAAGCGGAACAACGGCAGGAGCATTTAGCGGAGGCGCAGGCGGCACTATAGACCTCTCTGGTGGCAACGCTGACGCAACATACGGCGCAGGCGGAGCGGCTGGAACTATAAATCTATCGGGTGGTGACGCTTTGAATGATGGCGGAGAAGGACACGCAGGAACCATTGGGGGTTCCATTGACTTATCTGGTGGAGTGGGCGGGACAGGCGGATCAATAACATTGCGCGGTAGTCAAGACCCAGATGGCGGAAATGTGAATGGAAACGCTGGGTCAATAAATTTATCTGGAGGTAGCGCAGATGGTGGCAATGGAGGTAGCATCATTTCTACGGGTGGTAACGTTGCGGGTGGCACTCTTAACATGTCTTCCGAGGGTGATCTTGCTGGCGGTTCCATTACCACAACTGGTGGCGGGAGCATTAATACTTCTACTGAGGGTGGCACAATTAACACTTCAAACGTAGGTGGCTCCATTAACACCTCTAATGGCGGCGGTTCAATAGACACTCGCGGCTCAGGATCTATTGGTTTTGGCGTTACCGGAACCCGCACCACACTCACTGGAACGGCCACAGCGGCAAGGGCGATTTCGCTGCCCAACGCCAGCGGAACCATCGCGTTAACTTCCGACTTTGCCGCCCCGCCAGCCATCGGTAGCACCACTCCAGCAGCGGGAAATTTTACAACATTCACTTTAAAGGATTCCACAGGCGGAGAAGTTGCCACTTTTGATGTGCAAAATAAACTATCCACGAATCGGACATATACTGCGCCTGATCGTTCTGGCACAATTGTAGTATCTGACACTAGCGCAGGCGGAGGCAGTGACATCGTCAACAATATCGTGAGTTTAACCCAAGCTGAATACACTGCTATTGTAAGCAAGGACGCAACTACGTTATATCTCATTACCGATCCGTAATTATGGCACTTCTGCAAAAAGCATATTTGGGGGCTACGCCGCTTTGGCGGGATTTTGCTTGGTATGAAGATGGCGCGTTCAACTTTATAAATATCTCTGGCAACGTCGATCCAGTTGCCAATACCGCCGCTCACACCAAGGGAGCTTGGTCGCCAGTTATAACCGCGACATCAGCCAATGCGTCGTTCCTATACATTACCGTGGTCAACGTGGCCGCCACAAACACCGATACAGCTACGCTTATTGACATTGGATTCGGGGCATCGGGTTCAGAAACTGTGGCCATTGGCAATGTTGCTATCGGCGGCGCGGCAACGGGCGGCGGTCTTCAAGGAGCAGTTATTGGCGTCCCAATTCAAGTCCCCAGCGGAACCCGCATTTCAACGCGCATTCAGTCTGTTGTTACTGGCGGTAAAACAGCAAGGGTCTCCCTTGCAGCAATTGACGCAGGAGGGTATTCCACTGCCCCGACAAGTGTTGATGTGATCGGCACCAGCACGGCCACCAGTAAGGGCACCGAGTTTTCTGGAGCAAGCGGACAGTGGAATGTGGCCACCGCCTCAACGTCTCGCGCCTATCGCGCCGTGTGCCCTGTTATTTCTATTCACGATAGCGATACCGCTAACCTTACTACGCGAACATATGAGGTTGGCGTTGGTGCGTCTGGTGCCGAAGTGGCTTTTGGCGCAACGCGATACGCCGTCACCAACAACGAGACGGCTGGCATGGTTCTTCCTGCTTCATACTTGTTGGGGCGCAACATCCCCGCTGGAAGTCGCCTCGCTGTAAGGCACGACATCGCCGCCAACCCAAACAAATATGGCTTCTGCCTCATCGGCATCCCCTAACATGCAAAACTGGAAACTTCTTTATAATACCGCCACAGGAGCAAGCGTCAGCATCGCCACGCCGCTTTGCGCTATTGCCGACCCGCTGCCCGAACACCTCACCGCGCTCACGCTCACGGATGCCGAAGGCGAAGGACTGCAAAACGGCAGCCTCATCTGGGACGAGGAGACGAGGGCGCTGGTGCCTACGCCGTTGCCGAGCGTAACCGCCGAAGAGTGGGTGGGTGAGCAAGGGGTTACGGGCAACCGCACAACAACCCTGCTATACCTAAAGTTAAAACTGGACTCCGTTCAACTGGTTTCGCCAAAGCTCGTAGCCGTACAAGCATGGCTCGACACAATGATCGTTGCAGGCGTGACCGCGCCAGAGCAGAAGCGTAATGACTGGCCATCCAGTCCGTATACGTTTGAAGAAGCAAGCGGCGAAGCCTTGGCCATACTCTCCAGTCAGAACCCCGAAACATAAGTATAGTCTCCAACCCCGAATCATAATAAGATAACAAAATGGCTAACCTCTCTTCATTTTATCCCTATCCAGCAGTAGCGGAAGAGGCTCCCGAAGACGGAATTATTTACGGGAGGAAAGATACAGGCTGGGTAGACATGACCTCCCCCGCCAACCTACAAGTACGCAGGGGGACGGCAGCAGAAGTGACGGCAATTACTCCTTTAGCGGGTGAGCCAGTCTGGGAAACTGATACCAAAAAACTAAAAGTTGGTGACGGCCTTGCGTTAGGAGGTATCAATGTCAGTAAATTCCCCTTGGACGGAACACTGCGGGACCCGACAGGGGGCGGATTTTCCATCCCAGCGGCTGGGAGAATATTTGTAAGTAGCGAGGTTGAGGCAATAGGAGGCACGTTTGTTGGTGGGCCATTTGTTGCTGGCGGCACAAGAGGGCACGGTGCTGTTGATTTGCAGGGGGAGAGGGTTAATTCTACACAGGTAGCATCTGGGAAGCTTTCTTTTATAGCTGGATCTAACCGCTCAACCGCTAGCGGACAGAATTCAGTAGTTTTGAGTTCAGTCAATACTGTTTGTAGCGGTTTTCAATCTCTTGCCTTGGGATGTGCTTCTAAAACAATATCTGGAGCCAATTCTTTTTCTTTTGGATCAAATATCAGCGAGGGTTACTGCGTTGGGTTTAACGGCACTTCAGACAGGATGGGCATGCTTTCCCATGGAACATTTAATAATGTTGCAAACTTTGGCCCAAGCGAAAGAGTTCAATCTATTGAACTTATCTTAAAACAAAGAACCACAAACAGTACTCCAGCAAACATGGTTCTTGACGCAACTGGTGGCATTGAAAAGTTTGTAACAATTCCAAGCAACTTGGCGATGTTCGGACAAGTAGACATTTGTGCCATTCAGGAATCCACCGGAGCAGAAGCCGCTCATTACATCAGAAAATTTGGAATCCGCAATGTCGGAGGAACAACTGAGCTAATTGGTTCTATTACAGCCATAGGAACGGATTACGAATCCAGTGCTGGGCTTAACGTTGAATTGACCGCCAACGATACCAACGACTTACTAAACATTTCCGTAACAGGTTTAGCTTCTACCAATTTGCGTTGGGTTGCAATTGTTCGCGCCACAGAAGTTGAGCTTTCTTAATTATGGCAATCCAGCCCTCGATCAACCACCCGATTGATTGTGGTTTAGCCACTACATCAAGTTTTGCGCGTCAGTTTGCAAAACAATTGGTTTCCAACAGGTCTGTTGACATTTTTGCGCTTCCATCTATGCGGGGGGTGGATTCTCCCACGGGTACTACAACAGAGATTATTGGTGATATTAATTACGAAAAAGAAACGTTTGATACATCGATATCTGACTGCGAGGTTTCTATTGTTGGGCGCGAAACTTTTTGGAGCTTAAAGTCTGTAAAAAGCTTGGATACAAATATTTTATCCAATCCAACCTCAGAAAATCCACTAAAACTAACTTATCAATCTACTGGATTAGTAAGCGTTGAAGTAGAACTGTCTAACTCTGAGCGTATTGCTGATAGTTTTACCACATATAGCCAAGCCGCCTCTCCAGTTTATACATTTCAAAATCATACCAATGGATCTTTGGCAAAGCATGTTTATAATCAAGTTTCGTCAATTGCTGACGGAGCCACATCTTCTCCGAATCATTATCAAATTTATTCAACTTTTAACCAAACTAACAATACGTTCGTTAAAAATTCTGGATTTTGGGGGTCGGAACTAGATTTTTCTGGTGTTTCGATAAACAAAGTTGGAAGTGGGGGGATAACTAGTGTTGTTATGGTTACACCCCGCCATGCAATTGGAGCGGCACACTACGCTCCACCAGCAGACCCAAATGGTGGACCCCTTGTTGGAGATAAAATTTATTTTTGTGACGCAAATAACAATACAGTTGAGAGAACCGTAACTGCTGTTCGTAATGCAGGGGCAGATGTTAGAGTTGTTAAGTTTGATTCTGACGTTCCCGCTTCTGTTAAAAAATACAAACTACCTCCATCTAATTGGAAGTCTTATCTGCCAAGAGACTACCCGATTACTGGCACTCCTACTCTGTCGTTTTATTTCGCGGCAAGATATGTCCCGATGGTTGTGATGAGTCATTATCGCTGGGACTCTGCATGGCCGCTACAGAGAGCGAATAGATATGCGTATATTTACTCTTCCGCTATTCAGTGGGGCGTTTCCTCAAGTGGCAGTGTTAGCGCAGCGGCAATGAACGGAGGGCCAGCAGATAACAGTTATTTCGGGGGGCAATTTAATGATTACAACGGCCAGCCATCTGGCATCCAAGGTGGGGATAGCGGACTTCCCTGTTTCTATGTTGTTAATGGCGACTTAATGTTTTCTATGAAGCACCTCGCCCCAGCAGCAGGGCCGTTTTTAGGCGATGCTTTAACAGAGATTCAAAATGCTATTGATTATGTTGGATCAGAAGGCCATTCTTTGCAATTCACCAATCTTTCGGGTTTCACTGATTTTTCTTCATAGTTGACTTTAAATATTGACCCAGTAAACTTTTACCCCAACGAAAATGAACGAAGACGTAGAAAGACTAGTTAGACTCGAAACAAAGCTGGATGTTGTTTTAGACAACCAGTCCACGTTTCGTTCACTATTTGAGAAACATGATGATCGCATCAAAAATTTGGAGAATTACCGCTCACATCTTATTGGCATTTCTGCAGCTATTGGTGCTACCGTAACTGCAATCCTAACCGCATTCAAAAGTTCTATCCATAACTGACTATGAAAACATTACTGGCAAAAATCTACGGAATCAGTACGGCGTTGTTAAATTTCTATCTTCCGGTACTAAGACAGTTGTTCGCCTCAGGGGTAGCCTCACTACTCCCCTTTGCCCTAGAAGTTGTACGGTCTTTGGCTGAGACAGACAAAACCGGAGCCCAGAAACGGGAAGCCGCTGTGCGCAAGTTAACCTCGGCGGCTTCTGAACTCGGTATTGTTGCTACAGAGAGCCTGATCCGGCTTACAATTGAGTCCGCTGTACAGAAATTGAAATTGGAGGAACGATGAAAAATTCAATCATCTCATTCTTGGTATCCCGCGCCGGGGGCATTATGGCCCCCATTATTGCTACCGCCGTAGGCGCACTTGTGGCTAAACTAGCCGCGCTTGACGCAGGATTGGCCAGTCAAATTGATCAGACAGCGGTCACGGGTTTTGTAGTAGCAGCTATTTTAACTCTGGTTAACTATTACACCAACGCAGTTCAGACTGACGGAATCAAAAAGATTCAAGCACTTGTGAACACTCCGCAAGACGGTGTTCCGGGGCCTGTCACGTACGTTGAAGTCCGAAAAGCTTTGCCTGCGACTGGTGAATAAACAACAAAGAATAGACGCCGTAATCAAGTACAATGAGCATCGCCGTCAAATTTACCTTGATAAACGTCCTCTTTGGCTTCGCTTGCTGGCATCTATTAAGCTCGATTTTAAGCTTGGGAAAACTTTAAGGAAACCTATCAAGACAATAATAGTTAAAGGAAAAGTGGAGTTTTAAGATGCCAAAGTTTGACCCATACAAAGAAGATGAGTATCCTCGCGTGGTAAAGATTAAGAGAAAAAAACCTCGAAAAGAAAAACCCC